GCCTGCTGATCCTGAATATTGTCCGTCCCATGAACCTGAATCTATTCCTGTTAATTGAGAACCATCACCTTCAAAACTCCCACTAAAACTTCCACTAAAGATACCATCTCCAGATTGAGCAAATGATGCAGTGTCTGCATAACTTGAAGAAACTTCTTTAATTATTTCATGAGATGCGGATACGGCGTAAGATGCGGATACTGCAAATGTTGCATAGCTTGAACTAATAGCATTTAAGACATAAGATGCGGTTTGGGCTGTTTCTACATAGGAGGCAGTTGATGCATAACTTGATGAATCAATACCTGTTAATTGTGAACCATCTCCATAATAAGTGCTAGCAGAAACAGCTGATGCTGAAATATCTCCTAATACATTTAAATTGACTCCAGAACCGGATATTGTTAGTGACCCGGTTATAAATGCATCGCCAAAATGTGAACCGTCCCATTCTGCTGTTATACCAGTTAGATTTGAGCCATCACCTTGAAATGATCCTGAGAACGAACCCGATAATGATAAATTGTCTCGTAATTGTCCACTTTTAAATTGTCTTGCCATTAAGCCCACCTACCATTAATAATTATTACATCTTGTGAATCCAATGTATATCCCATTGTGCTAGTGTCGAAGTCTATAGTTTGTGGAGATGTTTGTAATGGCGTCCATGTATAAAGTACTTTATCTATATATTGTCCATTGATATATATATCGAATTCATTCTTGGTTGCAACTGTTAGATTGACTGGATTTATTGCAGCAGCTGCAGGTACTGTAATTGTATCTGTGTCTACAAATGTTCCTGTCTGATCTGTTAAATTAAGAAGGTATGATAGTGTGTCTGCATCGATTGTCGTTGTCCCACTACCTCCTCCACCTGATACAATTACTGAATTTCCGGATATAATACTTTGTTGTGCGTCTATTAATTGTTGTGGAACAATTGTAGTATCAAATATATTTGTGTCTGTGTCGATAACTGTTGCCCATGATAATTTTTTTATTGAAAATCTTTTTTGTACTACAGATTGCCTATACTCTTGTTCTGCCATCAGTGTCCCGTTAACTAATAATGGTATTGTACATCTTACTAGCCTATCTTCTCCTACAGTGTTAATAGTTTCAAAACTCATATCTTGTATAAATGTTCTATATTTATTAAATTCATTGCCCCAAGCAAATGTTCCATACGGCATAATTTGTTCTACCAAATCATTCATTTGTGTCGTAAAATCTGTCCAAATCATTATATCATAATTAACATCTATATATTCTGGAATATTTATTGCGTATAATTCTTGTGAACTGATGGGCTCATTTATTGGTAACGGAAATAACTCATCTTGGTATCTATTTCTTTTATTATATTTTTGTTTATATATAATTTGATTTCCTGATACGTGTCTATTAACATCTAATTTTTTTAATTCATCTCTCTCTGTTAATGAATTTCTTTTTAATACAATTATAGGAGATTGTAACATTCCTTTTTGATCTCGCAAATATCCCAATCTTCTTACATTATCCCACTTTTCTCCATTTGCAAATATAACAGGAACTTCTATTAATTCTCCATTTGCCTCAACTTGTGGTTGTATTTGATTTTCTATAAACCACTTAATTGCATAATCAATGTCATACACTGTACGCTTTGGTGTTCGAACTACGTCGTCATCTCTTCGTACTTGATTTGCTCTATTAAATATAGGATCTGGTCTAACCGATTCACTATTTTTTAATTCAGGTTTATTAGTTTTCCTGTCGATATTTTGTCTTCGCTCTCTTGGCATTAAAATCCTTTATATGATTTATCATCTTTTGCATTACCAAATCGCATTTTTCTAATATTTGTCGGAGTTTGTCTAGTTACATGGCTATCACACAATACTGATACGCTATAACCAAATTTATCACCATTTGGCCAAGTCTTTGGGTTCTTTCCTACAAAATATTCATTTGCGTCAACATTATCAATTTGATAATATTCTGCATCCCATTTAATTACATCTCCTGCTTCTGGATAAAAGTCTGCTCGTTCTAATATGTCTCTAGATATTCCGAATTGTGCAGTTCTGGTATAACTATGTCCATAATCATCCATAGTACCTGTTTTGCCTTCTTTAGTAATAAGTGCTGGAATTAATATTGAGTCGTAATATGCCTTGGAGGTAGATTCTCCATATATATTTGAGTTAGATTGCTCTATTATTAATTTGTAGAATTCAATTTCAGTATCAACTATCGCATTTAATAGTTCTGCGTTAATCGATGCTAAAAATTTTGCATCCCGCTGTGTTCCGAATAAAGCCATTCATTATCCTATATAAATCTTAGTTGGTACTTTTGACAAAATTTCGTTCATTGCCTCATTCTCTGCTTGTTGTCTTGTCATCATACTTTCTTTTGTCATTTTTTCCAAAAATTCTCTTAATTGAGTTATGAGTGCATCTTTTTCTGATGTTCCTTGTGATATCAATTCTGGGCCATTTAATGTAACTTCTGCATTTGGGATTGGCACCGTAGAATACTTTCCTCTAACGTAACCTAACATTTCTTTTGTTAATGCCAATGCATATTTTATAATCCAAGCACGCCCCATATCATTAATTTTACTATATTTTTGATACGTATATGGTATATTTGATACATCAGATACTACCCCAGTTAACGCCGCAGTATTTCCAAATAAAATTGCATCGTTTGCTTTTCTTTCTTCAAATATAAATTCAAACCAAACATTATCATAATATGGTGTTGCGGCTGTTCCTTGTGTGCCTGGAACTGGATATAATCTTATATCATCGCCATGTAATTCAAATGAAAAATGTGATTTTCGAATTCTATCATTAAATTCGATCGACTGTATTCTCAATAAATCTTGGTGAATTGGCATCATCATAAAATTAACTGATGGTGAAAATCCGCCAAAATCAAAAGAATCTAATAATTGTTGTGACCCCATGCCCGTACCTACAAATGGATCAAAATATCTAACAATCGCTGGTGGAACATTATGTAATACTCTTTTAACTTCAATTGAACTAGTATCTGATAGTGCTATTCCTAATGATTTAGATACTGCTGCCCTTATACTATACGACTGTACTCCATCTCGTACGTCGATTGATGCAGAAAACCATTTTAAATTCCCTCCAGAGTCTCCTTCGGTCCCATATGTTTTTGATAGCTTTGTAATATATGATAATGAGCCACCAACTAATGTATCTGAAAAACTGCCTTCTGATAAAAATTGAGATCCTGTATTAATTCCTAATGTATTTAATAAATTGTTAGCTATATTGACTTGGTTGACTTGATTTGAATATTCTATTACCGCAGATTCAAATGCCGTATAAAAGTTTATATCTATTAATTCGACATCCATAATTGGATATCCAACGTTGTTTGCTGCAAATACTGCGAAGCTGTCTGCTTGTTGTTGAAATAGCGCATCACTATCAAAAAAACCAAATGGAGTCTGTCCAGGGCTAAATGATGAGCTTCCGGGCCAGATTGGTTTATTTTCGCTGTAATCCATTTGTTTCCTCTTTTATATAAATATGTTTATTATTTTTGATTATTGCAATTTAGTTAATGTAGTTTCTAGCAATTGCATTTCTTCTAATGTTTCAATTTTTCCAATACACAATTTTCTAACTGCGTGAAATGATTGTCTAGGTGGATATGGTGTCATTAGTTTCATTGTAACTAACTCTGCTCCTTTACCTAAATCTTGTTCAATATGAACCATTAATACAAGCCGAATTGCTCGTATACGATCTAACACATCTACTAAATTTCCTTTATAACGAATTCGAACTTGCATTGAATATTTTGTTCTAGGTGCTGCCATTACTTTGTTTCCTATAATTCTTTTATATAAATATTAAAACAGTAAGAAAGGGATGACCTAAATCATCCCTTCCTAATTCAATTGTTAATTCTATAATTAATTAAATTTATTTATCTAACTATTAAAGAGTATTTAATCCAGCTACATAAACTTTACCATAGAACTCAGGTCTTACGATTTTCTTCGCATAACGAGTCATAACCCCTTTTCTAGGAGTGAAGTTTACAGGATCGTACACTAATGGAGTCATGATAAGTGGAACGTATGGAGAATAAACTGCTCCAGTTTCAAGGAACTGTGCTCCTCTATATCCCATAAGGATTACGTTTTCTTTCATGTATGGGTTCTTATAAACTGTGTATCTATTATTCATAGCACCAATTTTTTGAACACCAGCGGCAAATTCCATTTTGTCACCATCTGTGTCAGCAGCAAATCCAGGAATAGATTCAAGGATAGTTGCAACACCAGGACTAGTAACTAAGAAATTCGCTCCACCTCTAAGTGTCTTTTGGTGAATTTGATTCGATACTTTTTGAAGTTTAGTACCAAGTGTCTGGAACCATTCTCCTTGAGTATTATAATATCCACCGCCAGTTCCTACAGGTTTGCCAATAAAGCTATTACTTGCAGCATCATAGAATTGATTAGACTCTGCTGACCAGAACTCAGTAGTAACTGCGCCATTGATAAGCATATCTAATATTTCAAGATCGATTTCCATCGATACATATTCACTTAACATTGAAGTTAATTCAGCTTCAGCGTCAATTGAGTGATAAGCATTCAAATCTTGAGCAAATTCAGGTGTCCAAACAGCCTTTAACTTTCTAGTCTTAGCAACGATTGGATCTGATTGCATTTCAAGATTCACTTCAGGAATATCAATATCTGTTCCTTCATTGATACCAAGATTAGTACCAGAACCTTTAAATGGATCTGCATCTTCGAAATCACCTCTGGTTATATCTGATGGTTGTCTATTATATGAACAAGTATATCCGCCTGCAGCTAATACTGCGCCAGATCCTGTTACAACAAACTCAATGTTTCCACCATTTAATCTAGTAAATGCTGGGAATTGAGTAAATGTTCCTGCTGATCCCGTAGATAATACAAATGATCTAACAGCTGTATCATCAAATCTAGCTAGAGATGTAGTTGGAAATGATATTACTTGATATTTAGTTCCAAAAGCTGCAACATCAGTAAATGTACTGTCATAATTAACAGATGCAGATGTTGCACTTGCTATAGTAGCAGTATCGCCTTGTAAATGTTCGTTAATAGAATAAGCAAATCTACCAGCGCCATAAAGACCGCCTGATGCTTCGCCTGCATCTGAAGTAACACCGAACATCGAGTTATCGGCATTTGGAGAACCAAATTTGTATGCATTAGATGTTCCACCTGTTGTGTCAAATCCAGGTTGTGCTGTTCCATATTTAAAGTCTAAGTAAAATACTAGACCTGATGGTAGATTCATTGGTTGTACAGAAACGAATTCTTTAGCAGCAAATTCTGCAAAAATTCTTCTTACCAATGGAAGAGCTACCCCTGCCCATTCTTCTGATCCCTCTGCGGTGCCAGTTCCTGACGATTCTCTTACCAGCTGTCTAGCTTGGTTTTCAAGAAGCTGCGCCATTCCTGCTCGCTCGGTTTCATTTTTTAGGCCTTCTAGAAGACCTGTTCTTTCCCATTTTGATACTAGCCCTTTGGCTTTGTTTCTCTGGGAAGGATTATTGTCTTCTAATAATGATGATATATTCATTATTTCTTTCCTTTTTTTAGTTAGGCAATAAACCAGCTAATTTCTTCCATCGATTAGCTAATTCATGTCCTTCGTTAATAATTTGTTTCGTTTTCTTACTCGGTGCAGTAGTTCCAGATGGTTTGGAAGCATAGCTTTCTTTTACCATTTTGCGCTTTTTAACAGGCACATTGAAACTTTCTGCTAATGTACTAAACACTAATTTTACTTCTCTAGTTGTTCCAGCTCTATCAAAATTTTCAATTACTTTCATTTTTTGATTTTCATTAAGCTCGAAGTTCCTAAATAATTTGTTAGTGTAAAGGAGCTTTGCATTTAAAAGATTGACTTCATTGATTGTGTGTCGAAGTGAATGAATCGTGTTATAAGCTTCTTCAAGCTCTTCTTTTGCTGATTCATCTACTGGTTCTTCTTCAATATCTAGTTCAGCAGCTTCAATATCATCATCTTCAGCAAGAATTGATTCAATGATTTCATCGATGTTAAAGGCTTCTTCTAAATCATTGTCTTCAATTTCAGCTTCTGTATCTTCTACTTGTTCATCACCAGGAACGGTTACATCTTCATTTAAGTCTTCTTCTAACTCTCTAATAATAGATTCAAGTTCCATATCATCAACAGGTGCTGGTACTTCTTCAGATGGTTCGATAATTTCTTCACCTGCGTCAAACTCTCCTTCAATTTCATCACCGCCTGCTGGCACTAATTCATATTGTTGTCCGCCTATCGTAATAGATGTATCATCTTCCATGCCTGCTTCGGCACCTAGATCACCTAATGGATCTTCTATTGGAGCTTCTCCGCCTAATTCGGCTTCTAAGTCCATTTCGCCGGCGCTTTCTAAGTTCGCAGTTGGTTCGTCGAATTCCATCGGCAGCTCTTCATCAAATTCAGCATATTCGTCTTCAGCTAATTTAGTTGATAACATTGATTGAATCCTTGGAGCAAAAGCTTCTTCTAATGCAATTTTTGCGTTTGCTAATGCGGTTTCTTTAACGGCCTTAGCGTCCGCAATCGCTTCTTTTAGCAAATCTGATTTTGCCATTTTTTTTCTCCTTAAATTTTTTTTTTTTGGAAATAAGATTATTTGGAATCTTAATAGAATAATTAATTTTCGTGACGTTATATAGATTGATAACGTATTTACAATAAATATAGGGTAGTTTGAAAAAACAGTAAAAAAGCCCTAACATTTCTGCTAGGACTTAAATTTAAATTGATTTTGAATTATTCAGCTACAGGTTCTTCTGGTGCAGATTCTTCTGCGTCTGGCTCTGTTGCTTCAATTTTTAAAATCAATGTAGAATCCGTTACTTCAATAGATTCAACTTCAACTTCAACTCCTTCATTAAGAGTTGGTGCATCTGCGTCTGTTACACCCGCGTCTGCTTCTTGTGTATTACAAGCAACCATTGCTCCCAATACAAATAAAAATACTAGTTTTTTCATAATTTTACTTTTTTTTTTTGTTATTAATTAAATTTTTATACTATAATATAATAAATATTTTACACATATCCAACCTAATCGTCTGCGTGTAAGTCTTTTATTTTTTGGGTATATATTGCATCGATTTTTTGTTTTCTTCTCTTTACACTTGGTTTTAAAAACTCTCTTCCTTCTTTCAAGTTTACTAAAACATCGGAATCTTTTAATTTTCTTTTCCAAATCCTTAATGCAAAGTTAATATCTTTTTCTACGACTCTAGCACTGATGCCATGTCCTGGGGCTACTGATAGGTGTTGTTTTTGTTTTTTACTCATTCTTTGTTTTTTATTCATTATAACTTATTTTATACGATATCGTTTGTGGGTGGGGCAGGTGGTGGTGCTTGTGGTTGTTGTGGTGCTTGTGGTTGTGTAGGTTGTCCTGTAGTAAATTTAAATCTTGCTACTTCTGGTAGCTGACTTATAAATCCTTGGATTCTTTGTGATTCTTTTCCTGGGTCTTCTCCTAACCTAAAATGAAAGAATCCTAATCCTTTTGCATCATTAAATTGTGTTCTAATAATATGCATTTTCTTTTTTGCTGCAAATTGTTGTATGTCTTTTCTTACATCAATTGCTGTTGCTGGATTATGTAATTGGTAAACTACACCTCCTCTATAATCGGTCATATGATTTAATAAATCTGCTTCTTCTAGTTCTGGCGATTCATTTATTTTCTTAAACCCGAAAAATTTTCTATACATATCATTAACATTTGACATTCTTCTTACCTTTTATATAATATAATAAATTTTTTTCAACAATCCTAGGAATCCATTTCAAAATATCGATTTAATCCTCTTCCAATATCTTCAAATGCAGCTTCAAATCTTTCTCTTAATACTGACATTTCTTGTGCTGTCTTTTCGAATACTTTATATGAATTTGCTATTTCTTTCATGTTTCTGTTAACAGTCATTCCATCAAACCAATCTCCTTCTGAAAGTGTTACTTGGTTTGCTGTTTCAACCATATATTTTACCTTTTCACACAATTCTTTTAAATTGGTTTTTCCATATACGCCTTCTCCTAATTGAGAAAAGCCTCGAATTGCTTCCATAAAAGCTTTTTTCTGTTCTTTGGTTACCTGTACAGGTTCGCTTTCTAATGCTTCCATTAACGCTCTAATATTCATAATTATATCCTACATTTTCCATCATCACAAAGTATTGAAGTTATAATTTCATGTACTCTGTCATATTTGTTTATTACATTCATTTTATTTGCCGACTCAAACATTGGTTGCATAAATGCTCCTGTAGTCGACGGATTAGATACAAAGTCCCAACATATTAATTCAAAGTCTTCTTGAACTTCAACTGCTGATTCTTTATATAATTCTTTTACACTTCCTAAACCTCTACTAGATATTCCTAATGTTATCCCTGATTTAAATAGTGATTTTAATATATTTCCTGCGGGAGTATCTAATACTTGTACTGCTCCTTTAAGACTATCGCCATCCCACCATATTTTTAAAACATTGTGAGATACATTATTTAAATTAACAATTGATGATTCAGGATGATCTAATTCTCCTAATGCTCTATTTTGATCAATATATTCTTTTTGATATCTTACGCACTCTCTAGCTAAAATATTTTTTGGGTATATTCTTCCATTCTGGTTTTTTGCTCCAGCTCTTTGTAATACCCCTTGAACTACCATTCCACCAGGTATGCCGAATTTTGCTCCGTCTGCCTCGGTTAGTGGCGAAAGTGGTTTAAATGGCATATATTCTACTAACAATGATTTAGACATCTTATTCTCCTAATCTTCTAACACGTTCAGAAATCTTTAATAATCGTTCTGAAATCTTATTTAATGCTGTGTGAGTAGACTTTCCATATTCGGCCCTTGTCATTCCTGATTCGTTTTTTAATCTACCTGTATAATTTATTAATTGTTCAATTTCTTGTAATTTTTTAGCTACTTCCCTGATAGTAGTATTTACTGTTCTGGATGGCGATGCTTTTGAGCCATTACCCATTGCAAATTTAGAATATGATTCAATTAGCTTCTCATATTTCTTATCCATTGCTTCGGAAACAGATGCCCATTTATAATCTCGTTTCTTCTTCCCAAATGCCTTTGGGGTCATATATGAACCTGCCCCTCCGGATGTTGATGCTTCTTCTATATCTTCTTCTGTTATATTAATTTTTTGAGTTGGGTCTTTTTTTTCTAAATCACTTACTGTTTCTTCCCAATCAGGATCTCCTCCCTTTGATACAGTAATTACTTCATCTATACATATACATTCATGCATACCACATTCTTCACACAGTTCTGCTTCATTAACAGTTTTAAATTTTTTTTCTATTTCAGTTAAAAAGGATTTCATTTTATATTTGCCTCTTTTAATTCTTTAATTAAATCAAAATATCTTAATAATGATAATACATGAGATTCTTTAATAGTTTTAATTGTCTTAACATTACAAAGCATTTCTGATAATTTGTCTACTTTAATTTTTGTTACTTTGTCATCTATTAATTTAATATGTTCTTTTAATTGTTTTTTAATAACTGGAATAACTTTATTGATATATTCCTTTAAAGACTCAGTATCATTAACGTGTGTAATATAATGATTAAGCAAATTCTTTTGAGATTCATTTAACCCAGAATATTTTTGATTAAATTTATCAACTAATAATTTATATGTTAATAATCGAACATCTTTGTGTTGATTTTTAAATGTTTCTAATACAGTATCTTTTTTCGGAGTATTTACATTTCCAATTAAAATATGTTCTATAATTACATCTTTACATTCTAATATTTGTTTAGGATTACGTGATTCATCATATTCAAATAATTTATATATCGAAGCAATTTGTTTATAATTATTAATCCTAATTTTTGACATTTTATCAAAAATAAAATTGTTTGATATTTCTTTTACTAAATTATACCGTTGTCTTTTAATTAAAGATTTATTTAATTTATTGTGTGTATCTTTACAAGACCTAATAAAATCTAATGCTCTTGCTTCTGACTTAAATTGTTCTTTTATTAATGAATTATATAATTGTAGTTCTTTTGACATCTCTGTATTTTTTCCGAAATACTTTTTAATTATATCAATCGTCACCGACTTATCTGAAGTCAATGATTCGGATGTTAATTTCCTTACTAAAATTTCGAATAATATTGCCGTATTCTTATATTTAGAATGTTTTAGTTTTTTCATATCGAAACAAAGTTCCTTTACATATAAATATCGTGTTAATTATAAAATATTGTCTTCATCTAACATTGTGCCGGAATCTACATCTTTATTTTGGTTTTCTGTTATAATCTTTGAACTTCTGGGTCTTAAATGGTTTAAAATATCAGCATTTTCTGTTGCTACAGTTGTTCGTGTATTTCTAAATCTAGGATCAGGCTGGAATGTGGTTGAAAAGTTTTTAGGATTGGTGCCTTGCTTAATTGTTTTAGCACCAGTCGGATCCCAGCCAAATTCATTTTTATGCTGTCCATATTTAATTCCCTCGGGCGGTCTTCCACCTTGATCTTTTTCTTCTACATCGTCAGAACTCATATGAATTGATGCTAAATCGTGTGGGGTTCCAAATGATGTTCCTGTTAATGTTGGGTCGTTGCCTTCTTGTTCAATTTGGTTTTGTCTGAATCTTAATTTAAGATCTTCAATTACATTATTACGTTCTTCAAGCCATTCATCTTCAGACATATTAAAAATATATTCATATATGTATTTATCAGAAACTAATTTAGAATCTTTCATCGATGTTGCTAATGTCATTTTTTCAGTCATTAATGCGACTTTTTGTTGATCATAGATAATTGATGGAGGAGTTAAGTCTAATTCAAATCCTATTAAATCATCTCCTTCAAATCCTTGAGAATATAAATGTACAATTCCAATTTTAACTAATTCTGAAACTACTATTTTTTGAATTCTTTCAATTGTTCTTGCAAATCTAATATCCATTGATGCCAATGTAGTTTTGCCTTCAACTCCCTCATCATATCCCAGGAATGGTTTAGGAATTTTTAATGCTGCCATCATTTTGTGTTTTACGTATTCAATGTCATCGATGCCGGTGAACTCCATTCCTGGTAGTGTATCTATTGTTGTTTGACTATTGCCTCCCCGCACAGGTAAGTAGTAATCTTCTAACATGTTATTTAAATTAAATTTAAGATTATAGTTACCGGTTTGTTTATCAACATATGGAATTTTTTTCATTTTATTAATAATTGTTTCCATAAATGAATCAACTTCATTTGGTGGAATATTGCCAATATCAATTTTAAAAATACGTTTTTCTGGTGCTCTCATTATTCTGTGAATAAGCATTGCATCTTCTAACATCATTAATTTTTGAAATTCTTGTCTCGCGCCTTCTAACATAGACCTGCCGTACGGGAGAAAGTTTGAATCTGATAATAGCCTGAAATGTGCTATCTCAAATACATCATATTCTATATGCTCAGTTGCTGCGTGCCTAAATTTAATATCATATTCGCCCAACGTTTCATCATATTGCTCCAATCTTTCAATTTCATAAGTAGAAAGTGGGCGTGCATTTAAAATTCCTATTTCTTCGGCAACATCTAATTTTAAAAAGAAATCTCCATACTTACACATATTACGAATCCATGGCCACATATTGAATTCAATGTTTAATATGTCATAATATAAATTGTATAATATTTTTTGTATATGAGTTTTATTTGTTTTAATAGTTAATATATCACCAAATTGATCTGCTAAAGTTGATTCATCGGAGTATATGTCTAATGCAGATGATATTATTGGATCTTTATCCATCATCTCATAATCGGTATACAATTGCATCCGATTCTGTTGCATGTAGTAATTCGAATCATATCCGCCATAACCACCCATATTATGTTTAGTTGTGCCGTGTAATCGATTGTATCTATCCGTTAATTTGCTTTGTGATAAATTCCCCAATGACTGTAATCTGTTAGTATCGACTACTTTTAGTCGATCCTTTCCATACTTACGTACTACTACATTGGTAGAAAATAAATTCTTTAAACGTTTTCTTAATGATGCCATTGTTTTCTTTTTTTATATAAATATATCTTATTACAGAAGCCAGGTTAAATCTTCGTCTTCTGAACCATTATTCCACTTCCAACTATCGTTTTCATTAGAATTATTATTTGTGTAAATTGTATTATCTGTTTTTCTAAATTGTGATAAAGCTCTTTTATTCAACTCAATTCCGTGTTGTCTTAATTTTAAACTTGTATCTCGTAACCACAAACCTATTGCATAACTCATTACTAAATCGTCATTGTAGCCAATTTGTGCTTGTGCTTTACCATTAAGCCAAACAAATACAAATAATTCCTGAATGAGTCGTTTTGATTTAATAATCGGTGTTCCTTCTCTCATATACATTTCTAATGCAGATATCATTAATGGCCTGGTTCTACTTGTGGTTGACACTCCAGGAACCATTTTTGTTTTATCTTTTATGTCATATCCTTTTTGTAATTGAACTTCTAAATCTACATATCCTTCTGTTTTATATGTGTAAAATAAATTTTCATAGTTTCTATCTAATGCTGGTTGTACTGCTGCCCAACCTATATTTGCATTTTCAATTGCTAATAATGCATTATTCCATTCAGTTGCAACTGATACTAACATGTTACCAAAATCCTTAGGTGGTAGCTTTCCTTTATACTCTGCTACCTGTGTTATAGTTTGAACATCTATTACATGAAATGCAGACCAATCTGATGCATCACCCCGTGCTACATCAGCTACGACTATATAATTTTTTGTATAATCTGGGTAGTCCCAGATCCAATATCCATTATCGTACCCTCGTTTTTCAACTGGGTCTTCGCATTTTAATTCGTATTGTTGCAATATTAATCCATCTACTACAGTGTGTCCAGATGATATAAAATCACAATCACACTCTTGTGCTGCTCCTCTTTCGCCTAATAGTTTTGTTTGCTCGAGTCTCCATTCTTGGTCTCGGTCTGGGTGTAAGTCCCAATGAAGTTTTATTGTTTTAAACCCATTTACTCCAGATTCGGCATCACTCCATATTTGATGAAACCAATTTCCTAATCCATTTGGAGTAGATAATACAATTGCACCACCACCTGTTGATAGTGTAGCCTGGGATGCTATCCATATTTCTTCAATGTTTCTAATAAATGCGGCTTCATCAACTATTAATAAAGATAACGCTTCTGATCGTGCTCCTGTAGATGCACTTGATATTGCTTTTATTTCCGAACCATTTTTGAATTTTAATGATAATTTATTGTTTGTAGTTATGACAACTTTTAGCCAACTAGGCAAATTTTCATTCATTATTTGAACTTTGCTTACTAAGTTTTTTGCTACATCTTGTGTTGTTGCTATAACTAAAACATTGAATTCTTCATTAAATAACATACACCAAAGTGCATATCCGGCTGTTAATGTTGAAATTCCTAGCTGTCTAGATTTGAGTATTACATTGTATCGACTGTCTCTTAAATCTGATAGTGTTTCTTCTTGAAAGTCATATAAATCAAATTTGATTTTTCCTTTTAAAGGATGTTGGATATAACAAAACTGCCTCATAAAGTATACCGGGTCGGTAGCACACTTTACATACTGTTCTTGAATTATTTCTTTTATATTTTTCTGAGCCATATTATTGAACCACTTCTACAATTAACTTTCCGGTCAATACCGTAGTTAATATACCAGCGCCAAACCAAATGATTTTGCTATCATACCATTTTGGTTTTATAAGTTCTTCTCGTTCAATATATAAATCAATGTTACTGTTTAGTAAATCAATTTGTTGTTGATAATATAATTTTTGTAATGAATCTAATTTATTTAAATGTTCTAAACTATATATTAAATTATCTTGTTTTATTATAATATCATTGTTAACAGAATCTAAATAATATAATGAATCTAATGTTTCAGATATATCATGTATTTGTTCTTCTGTAAAACAAGTATCAACAGTTTGTGTAAACGAAAAAACTGGTAATAATAATAATATAATAAAAATTTTTTTCATTTCCGAGTTTTTTTGATTATATTTTCCTTAGCACCTATAGTTGTTCTTTTTGGTACAATAATATCATCTTTATTCTTTTTTGTTTCTGTTAAGTCTTCTTTTTGTTCTTTAATATCAGCTTTAACTTCAGCTTCTTCTTTTTTAATTCGTTCTAATTTTCCTGCTAATTTATCAATTTTTGAATTATTTTTATCAATCTCTTCATCTGTTTTATCTAATTTATTTGCAGTTATTTTTCTAGAAATTAGAAATATTACTCCAAATAGTGCAACAATTGCTCCTACAATTATTTTCCAATATTTTTTAATCGTCTTCATTTTCTTCTTTATTTAAATTTTCTAAAAATTCTTTTTTGAATTCATTAAATTGTTCTTGTACCTTTTCTTCAAACTCGTCTGGAGTCATTTTTGCTGCCCATGTCTCTGTTAAGCCATCTGCATTAGTAACCAATGTACTAGCTTCAGTATACGCTTTTTTTAACATATTAACATCATCTTCTGCTTTTTTTATCCAAGCAACTGCATTATTTTTTATTCTATTTTTTTCATACTCATCATATTTTCCTTCAATGCGCAACTGATGTTCCATTTCGATGACACAGTCAAAACACTTTCCATGATATACACGCATCTTGTTGTCTAATCGATTTGGAGTTTTACATGTACATGTATCTTTAGGACAATTTGGAAATGAATTTAAATATTTTTTTATTTCAGCCGAAATTGAATTTTTTGGTTTTTTTACACGAAATCCATTTTTTTGTTCAATAACATAAATAGTACCACTTGCATTTGTTTCTTCCCAAATATCTCCAACTTCGTGTTTTTTATTTAATTCTGCTTTTTGTTTTGCGTCTGTAAATCCATGGGTTTTTTTTGTTTGAAATGCATGATTGCCTTCAAGCATTTGTTTCACTGCTTTTATATTTTGTAACTTTTTTGACATATAATCCTTTTTATAATTTTGATAGAGCTCGGTCTACTACTCTTTTTAATAAACCAATTTTTCCAATTTTTTGTTTTCTGTCATCTTCTGCTGTAATTTTTTGTACTACATTCATAATCATTTTTACTTGTTGTACTATATTTGGTTTTTGTTGTACTGCCAATACGAAATTGTTAATACGAGAGTCTCCCTGTTGTCCGTCTCCGTCTGGATCATTTGGGTCTCCCTGTGTTTCTTCACCTTCGGGTGGAGCTTCGGGTGCAGGAGCTTCGGGTGGAGCTTCGGGTG